GAAGATTTCATGTGTCCATTTACAGATTTTTATCTAACATGTGGACCAAACGAGTCAAAATATCACATGGGTATTATGGCTATTGATGTAAGAGGAGCAGAATCAGGAGTAAGATATCCTTATTATGCACCAGTAACTTCAAAATGTATAAGAACATATCCAGAAAGTGGACAAGTTATGTGGCAATCAGTAAATGATGTAAGATGCTCAAATGGTTATGTAGGAAAAGTAACCTACATGACTGTCCATGATGATAGCATGGATGCTTATCCAGGATTAGTAGTACCTCAAGGAAACCAACTTGGTAATATGGGAACAAAAGGTAATGCTTCTGGAGTACATTGTCATATAGAATGTAGTCAAAGTGATGATACATCTTGGTTTAAGAATAGTTATGGAAATTATATGTTTAATTATGAAGTTGATCCAGAAGATGTATTCTTTATGGATAATACAAACATAATAAATGGTATAGGAAATTGGAAATATCTTTCTAACGTACCTGTATCAGAATATCCATTAGGAAATTATAAATGTTTATACAATATGAATGTAAGAACAGGAGCAGGAACAGGATTTGAAATTAAGAAAGTAAAAGATTTAACTGAAAACGGAAAAGAAAATGCAACAAGTACAAATCCTGATGACAATGCAGTTTATAAAGAAGGAACAATCTTTACAGCAAAAGAAATAATCGAAGGTAGAGATGGTTCAGTATGGGCAAAAAGTCCAAGTGGATATATATGTATAAAAGATAATGAAACTATATATTGTGAAATAGCATAGGAGGAAAAATGGCTAGAAAGAAAAAAGAAGAAATTATAGAAGATGCAAAAATTGAAGAAAATGCGTCTAAAATAAAACAAGATGCAAACGTGCCTGAATTTTATACTTTAAGAATAGGGGAAACATTAAAAGATGTAGCAACTAAGTTTGGATTAAATGAAACTCAATTAAAAGAATTAAATGGAGAAGTTATAGGAACAAATCAAGTACGACTAAAATAGGAGGGGTAATAGGGAAATCACATTAGCATTAGGATTAAGTGTGTTAGGTTCTGTAATAAGTGTAACAACTTTTGTATTAAATCGTAGAGATAAAGCTATTAGTGATACAAAAGAGAATAATTATGAATTGATAAAATACCAAGTATCAGAAATAAAAGAGGATGTAAAAACAATATTAAATAAACTTGACAGATTTGATGAAGATATAGATAATAGAATAGAAAAAGCAGTACAATTACATGTTGAATTATATCATCATAAAGGAGGGGTATAATGTCAATAAAAGAAGATATAGAAAAAGTACAAAAGAAAGTAAATGTAATAGAAGAACAAAGTTTTGCGATGGAGATATTAAAAGACTATAAAATAACTAATAAAAGATTATTTATAGTATGGTTAGTTACATTTGTTGCTTTTATTGGATTATTAGGATATACAATCTATTTGCTAAATGATATAGGAACAATAGAAACTACTACTCAAGAAGTATCACAAGAAAATACAGATGGAGCTAATAATTTTGTAGGAAATGATGGTGATATAACAAATGGCAACTCAAAAGATAAAACAAACTAAAAGTAAAGTAACCTATAGAAAATCTAAAGGAACTCCTAAAAGGTGTAGTAGTTGTGGTGCCTTTGTAGGAAATAGAGGAAATCGTAGTGTTCGATCTAACAAAAAGTGAGTATGAAGAACTAAAAGATAAACTAATGTTAAATGAAGAACTATCCCAAATACTAGAAATGAAAATAAAAGGTTATTCTGTTATACAAATAAGCATGAAGTTAAACATAAGTGAAAGAACTGCTAAAAGAAGAATAAAACAATTAAAACAAAAGATTACGAGAGTCATTTGACTCTTTTTTTTTGGCACTTTTTTGGAACTATATCGGCACTTTGTAAGACTATTTTTTTAATAAAATGTAATTAGAAAGGAGGAATACTACTTATTAGAGTTGTTTAAAACGCAGCTTGAAAAGTCTTAAAGTATTCCTTCTTTTTTTATTAGGAGGGAAATATGTATAACAATCCATATTATTACAATTCACAAATAAGTGTAGATAGGATAGATAAGCAGATAGCAGATTTAGAAAAAATGAAAACCCAATTACAACAACCAGTACAACCTATTACACAAAACTTTCAAATATCTCCAAATAGGGAAACAATGAGATATGCAAAATCTATAGAAGATGTACAAAAAGAACCTATATATGGAGTAACACCATTCTTTAGTGAAGATATGAGTGTTTTATGGGTAAAAAATGCCCCAAATAACATCAAAGTATATGAACTAAAGGAAATAGTCAATAAAGATGAAAAAGATGTCAAAATAGAGTTTTTACAGGCTCAAATAGAGGAATTAAGGAAAGGATTTGAGAACAATGCAAAATCAAATAATGCAGATGTTGATGAACCAACTAAAAGCAAGAAATCCACAAATAGTGAAGATGGTGGAACAAGCACAAAAAAATCAAAATAGTCCAGTAGATTTTTTTAAAGAGGTTACAAAAGGAAGAAGTCCAGAACAAATGGAATCGTTTTATAAACAAATGGAACAAATGGGATTTTCTCCAGATGTAATTAACAAAATAAGGTATTAACACAATGTGTTGATATAGATTTTAAAGAAAGGAGGGATATCGTGAACGGAGGTATTCAACCAACAGTAGAATTAGCTACAAATAACGGTTATCCAGTTTATCCAGTTATGGGTGGATTCGGTAACGGAGGATTTGGTGGATTCGGAGGCGATAGTGCTTTATGGATCATTGTTCTTTTGGCTTTATTTGGTTGGGGAAACAACGGAAACGGAAATGGATTCTTTAATGGTAATGGATTTGATGATGGATATGCTTGGCTTTCAAACGGTCAAAAAGAAATCATGCAAAACACTAACAATGGATTCGACACTCTACACTTATCTAATCAATTAGAAGGAACAAGAGATGCTATTAGTGGAATTTCTAACCAAATTTGTTCTTCAACTGCTGATGTTGTATCTGCTGTAAATGGAGGATTCTATGGAGCTGAAATAAGTGCAAACAATCGTGAGATGAATAGAATGAATCAAATGTTTGATTTACAATCTCAATTAGCATCTTGCTGCTGCGAAAATCGTTTAGCAACTTGTCAAACTCAAAACATAGTACAAAATGAAGGTAACCAAACTAGATTTGCTGATGCAAATAATACAAGAGATATTATTACAAATGCAACAAGCAACACTCAGGCTATCCTTGATAAGTTATGTCAGTTAGAGTTAGATGCTAAGAACGATAAAATTAGTGACTTACAAAGAGAAGTATTAATGAAAGATTTACAAGCATCTCAAGTAGCACAAACTGCTGACATAAGAGCAGGACAAGCAACAACAGCAAACTTGCTTGTATCTGAACTTCGCTCTTGCCCAATTCCAGCTCAACCTGTCTATGGAAATACACCTATTTTCCAATGCAACGGAAACGGATGTGGATGTGGATTTAACCAATTTGTTTAAGCATTAGTCGATTACGATTGCCTGATTACAGGAACTTGCTTTGTAAGGTATAGCAGGTCTATACCTTTTTTATTTAGAAAGGAGAGATATAAATGATAGAAAGTATTCAAGAACTACCAGTAACACTAACAAATAATACTGCAAAATTAACATTAAGTGCAGATCCAATAAGGACAAGAAGTGCTTGTCAAAACAACACTAGAAGTTGGTTATGTCATCAAACAGGCAACCCACTATACCAAGTATTAGGAAATGGAAATTGTAATTGTAATGGTACAGCAAAATATGAAGTTAGCTTTAATGCAAATGTTAGTGGAGCAACTGCTGGAACTCCAGTTGCACTTGCCTTATTTGAAGATGGAGTAGTTGTACCAGGAACAACAATGATTTCAACAATAACTGCTGCTGGAGATGTGTTTAATATATCTTTTGAAAATACAATAGAAGTATGTGGAAGGTCTAACGCAACATTAAGTATAGGAAGTGTACCAAGTGTACCAGATTTTACTAATTTAACTGGACCAGGAGTAGATACACAAGCACCTATCATAGCCAACGCAACATTTAGTATAGAAAAGATTGCATAATGAATAGAATAGACAATTTAAGTTTATTATTACAAGCACTAAGTTTAGAAATTCTTTTTAGAGACTATAATAATAGTGATTTAATGCAAGAATTACAAACACAGGATGAAGTTTATTTGAAAAAAATAATTGAACAAAATAAACAAATAATAGAACTCCTAGAAAGGAGAGAAAATGAAAGAACTAATTGAAAAAGTTGAGGAATATATATCAAAAGCAGGGGAACAAAACCTAGATGCTTCTGATATAGATTATTTAGGAAAAGTAGTAGATATATATAAAGACTTAAAGGAGGTAGAAAGTATGAACGGATATGGAAACTATGATGGAAGAGGACCAAGTAGGGGAGCATACGGAGAAGATTATGGAAGAAGAGGAGTAGATTCAAGATATCGTGCAGGAAGATACATGGACGGTATGAGAGCTGCTTATGATGCTTATGAAGAATCAAGAAACGAATATAACAATGGAAACTATGGTGCTAAAGAAGATGGATTAAAAGAACTTGAATTTATGATGCACGAAGCTATGAAATGGTTAAAATCAATAAAAGAAAAAGCAACTTCTCCAGAAGAACAAGAAATATTTAGAAAACATATAGCAAAGATAAGTGAGATGTAATGTATCGTTTTTATAATGCGAATGCACTAGGAAACTATGTGAATGATTGCACGATTAGGGCAATTAGCCTAGCAGAAGGGAATAGTTGGGATTACACCTACAATAAAATGAGTAATATAGCACAAGAACATGGAACAATGATGGATGATGGACAATTTATAAGAGATTACTTAGATGCCAATTACGAGAGAGTACCATACTTACCTCGTACTGTTGGAGAAGTAGCAGGAGAATACCCTGATAAAGTATTATTAATAACAATGGAAGGTCATATTACATGTTCAGTACCAGGAGGAATTATAATGGACTCGTTTGATTGTAGAAAAAGAATTGCAGAAGAGGCTTGGATAGTAAAATAAGAGGCATTAGAGCCTCTTTTTGTATGTTATAAGGTCAATGGACCAATTAGGGTAAAATCGCTTTAAATGGGCTTCTATTTTGCCTTTAATAGCCTCTTTTACTTGTTTGTCTTTTCCATTATCGTAGTTATGGTGACATTTTTGACATAAAGTGACAATATTTTCTTCAATTCCAAGACCAGAATGTGATCTAGCTAAGTAATGTGCTGAAGGCATAGCATAAGGACTACCACAAATAATACAATGATGGTTATCTCTTTCCCATACTTTATGCTTTACTTTCATTGGAATATCACAAGCTTTACTTCTTTTACTCATAAAAATCTCCTTTTTCTCGACATATCGAACAAAATGTGTTAAAATACTCCCCTATCAAGGGAGGTGAGGGAAGTGATGCAAATAACATACCAAAAAAAAGATGGTAGTGTGATGCAAAGATTTAGAAACACAATTCTACCATATAAAATTGGAGATACTACATCTATGGGATGGAAAGTATTAAACATTGAGTATGAATACAATAATAAATATTATCCAGAATATAAATACAATATAATAAAACAAAAAAGAAAAAGAGCATATTTTAAAAAGAAAAAAGCAATAGAGTTTTGCAAAAATGAATTTAAGATGTTCATATATTGTTTTATATCAATAGTATTTATATATTTATTCAAAATATTATTAGGTATATAGTTGCATCGACTTCTTGCTTTTTTGAAAAAAATACAATTAGGGGTTGACTTATCTCAAACGTAATGTATAATTGTAATTGTAAAGGGTAGTACAAATTACTTATACTTTTAGTCTTGAGAAGTTAACATAATATCAAAAACAAGAAGTTAAAACTCAAGACTAAAGTCTTGGGTTTTTTGTTTATCCAGAAAGGAGAAGATATGAAGAAGATAATGTATCCAGACATCAGAGGAGAAATGGCAAGACATGGAGAAACAAATAATGATTTAGGAAAACTTCTTGGAGTTACATCTGGCTCAATAAGCAGAAGATTATCTGGAGAAATTGAATGGTCTATTAGTGAAATAGAACTATTATGTAAGCACTACAACAAGAACTATTATGAACTTTTTACAAAAGAAGGGGAATAGTTTTTCAAATAAAAAAAGAGAAACCCTGATAAAAGTTCTCAACTAAATTATAACAGAAAGGAGATAAAAATACAAGGAAAGAAATGGATAATAGTAGATATTTAATAAATGAAGATCCAATATTTTTCTTACCTACATTAGCAGTAGGAATAGGATTAAATGAAGCAATTTTATTACAAAAAATACATGGATGGTTACAATGTACACCAAAAGAACACGTAGGAAGAAATTGGATTTACAACTCATATAAAAGTTGGCATGAGCAATTACCTTTTATGAGTGAAATCACAATTAAAAGAGCCGTAAAAAACCTAATAGATAAGAAAATTATTATAACAGAAAACTTTAATAAAAACAGTTTTGATAAGACATTATGGTACTCAATAGATTACGAAAAACTTAACGAAATCGTTGAAATCTCCGATAGTATCAAAATGATACCATCGAGAGTATCAGATTGTGACTATCGAGAGTATCAAAATGATACTACCAATACCAATAATAACTACAATAATAACAACAATAATAAAAAGAGAGAAAATATTGAAAAGTTATATTTTGAAAATAATAAGGTTAATGATATATTTTTAGAATTTCTAGATTTAAGAAAAAAGATTAAAGCAGTAAATAGCGATAGAGCTATAAACACTTTAATCAATAAACTTAATAAATATGATGATGATACTAAATTTATGATGATAGAACAAAGCATTGTTAATAGTTGGAAAGATGTTTATGAATTAAAAAATAAACAATCTAAAAAGGAAGATGATAATATTGAATGGTTTTAATGATGAAATATGTTTCTTAGCAACTATTTACATGAAACCTGAACTTATTAAACAAATAGTAATTCCTATTGAATGTATAAAAGACAACTTAGATAGATTCGTATTACAAGCATTTATATATACATATATACAACATGGAACAATAGACATCGCATCATTACTAAAAGAAAATGAAAAAGCATTTACTGGAAAATATACACAGCAAGATTTTATGGGAATTATTACACAAATAACAGATGTTGCTGATAACTATGTAATAGAGGACTTTGACTATTATCAACAATTATTATTCAACTCTTATAAAGACACATTATTAGAGAAAAATATAAGAGAGTTTTCTAATAATAAAATTAATCAAGAAGAGTTTTTAAATGAGATTCACAAAATAGAGGACATGACATTAGATACAAGTCCAGGAAATATAACAGTAGAACAAATCAAAGAATTAGTTACAACTAACAATAAGATAATACCTATAAGGTTTGAGAGTTTATCTAACAGAATAAAAATACAAGAACATAATCTTATGGTAATAGCAGCAAGAACAGGAGTTGGTAAATCTGGATTTGCATTGAACCTATTAGAAGATTTATCAAAAAGATATAAGTGTCTATATTTCAATATGGAAATGAGTGAATCATCAATTTATAGAAGATTAGTTTCGATAATGTCTAGTGTACCAATGGATATGTTATCTAACCCACAAACAGATTATCAAAAGAAAGTTGTTAATGAATCAATAAAAGAATTAAGCAAAAGAAAAGTAAAAATATTTACAAAAGGTCAAACGATACAATCCATTAGGAGAAGAATAATAGAAGAACAAAAAGATGAACATACAATAGTATTTATTGACTATGTAGGATTGATATGTTCAGTTGAAAAGCATAAATCTTTATATGAATTAGTCACATCCGTAGTTAAAGAATTAAGAAATATATCAATGACTTATAATTGTACTATTTTCTTATTAGCACAAATTAATCGTAGTGGCGATGATAACCCTAAAATGAGGGATTTAAAAGAATCAGGAGAACTAGAACAATCAGCAACACAGGTTTTAATTTTAAATGGAGAAGAAACATTACAAAGTGAACAACACATCATACTAGAAGTTGCAAAGAATAGAGATGGAAGAACAGGAAAGACAAAATTAATTTATAACCGAGCAAATCAAAGATTTAAGGAGGAATTTTAATGTTTAAAGAACTACCAAAAGAATGGAGTGACAAATTAAAGATGCAAGTATATTTAGCTGAATTAAAATTTGTATATACCAGGAAATGTTTTGATGAAAATAAAGAACGTGATGCAGTAATAGTATATTTATTCGACCAGTTATTTGACAAATTAAGTGAGGAATATGAGAAATGAAAGCAATAACATACCTGGATGAAAACTTATATAGAAAAAAGAAAAAAGCATTAGCAAGATATTTTAGAAGAAACTACAAATATTTATCAATGAAAGTTATTCCTACATTAGGAAAAGAGGAAAAGAAAGATGGAATATATGAAATATACCTACCAACTGAGGAACTATTTGAAAAAGTTTATGGAAAGATATATCTGCATTTTTCAGTAAAGAATGATGTAGCAATTATTGAAGATATATTACCAAATGACATTTTAATATCTTGTTATGAAAAAGACTTGCCAACTTATAAGGGAATACCTTATGAGACTGAAAACGATTTAAAAAAAATAAAGATAGTGGAGAAAATGATATGACTGAGAAAGAAAAAGCATTAATAACTTGTATAGAACAAATAAAAACAACTTTATACGGAAAAGAAATAGAAGGATATGAATACGAAAATAAACTTGAAGAAATAAAACAAGCAATAAAAGATTTAGAAGAAGAAATAAGGGAGGAAATTTAATGACAGTTCTTAATAAAAATATACATGAGTTCGATCATTTAGAAAAACATAGATTAATAGAAAAAATAAAGAGATTATTTAAACGAGAAACAAAAGACCAAAAAATAGAAAGATTAGAGAAAGAAGTAGCTTTGTGGAGTGTTAGATACAAGAAATTAAATACAAGATACAAAAATTTATTAAAACAGGAGTTGAAAAATGGAAAATAGATTACCAGGAGAAAACACAACTTTAGAATGTAGAAGGATGTCTTATGAAGAAATAAAACCAACAAAAAGAAAAAACCAAATATTAGAAATACTACAAGAATTAAAACAAGCAACAGCAACAGAGATAGCACACGAATTATATAAAAGGGGGTATGCAAAAACATTTGATAGAAATGCAGCAGCACCAAGATTAACAGAGTTGAGCATAGAAGGAATAGTAGAACCAATAGGAAAGAAAAAATGTGAATACCAAGGGAAAATGGTATCAGTATATAAGATTAGGGAGGATTAAAATGGAAAATTATTTTATAGAATTAAACAATATAAACGTATCAGATAAAACTGAAAAAAAGAACGGTCTAACATATTTAAGTTGGGCATGGGCATGGGGAGAAGTTAAGAAACTACATCCAACAGCAAACTACATTATTTACGAAAGAGAAACTGAATACGGACCAGTAAACTACTTTACTGATGGAAAAACAGCATGGGTTAAGACAGGAGTAGTAATTGATGAAGTTGAGCATATAGAAGAACTACCAGTAATGGATTTTAAGAATAAATCGATCCCACTAGATAACATAACATCATTTGATGTAAATAAATCAATACAAAGAAGTCTTACAAAAGCAGTAGCAAGACATGGATTAGGATTATATATTTATGCAGGTGAAGATTTGCCTGAAGAAGAGGCAACAAAGAAGATTGAAAAAGAACAAATTACAAAAATTAGAAAGTTGATTCCAGAAGGGAACATGGATGCTATGCTTAAATACTACAAAATAGAAAAACTAGAAGATATGTTATTTAATGATGCAGTAGCATTAATTGAAAGGAAAGAAAATGCTAACGGAAAAGATAGTAAACACTAATGAATATGCTGGGACAGTGGATTTAATAACAGGTGTTGAAGATTTTAATAGTCAAGTAGAGTACATTGAAGATTTTCACACATATAAATTAAACGGAAAAATAATACCAAGTGTCACACAACTTTTGGATGATGGAGGATATGAAAATATTGATAAAGAAATACTAAAATATGCTCAAGATAAAGGAACAATAGTCCACAAAGAGATAGAAACATACTTAAAAACGTCAGAAATGGGGTTTACAAGCGAGTTTTATGAGTTCTTGAAACTTTATAAGGAAAACCAAGAACTCTTCTCTAAGAGGGCAATATTTGACTATAAAACGTATAACACAAATCTTAAAAAGAATAGAGAAAAATGCTATAAGCAAATTCAAATGTATGATAAAGCACTTGAATACTTAACAGGAAAGGGAGTAGATAACTATTTTATGATTTGGCTACCCCACAATAAAGAAGGAAAAATATTTAATTTAAAAGAGGAGTTTGAAAATGTATTACAAGAGGATGAAAATAACTAAGCTATTTGATGATATATATAATGATGGCTGGTATGAATGGCAAGTAATACCTAGCAAATTCAAATATAAAAGAACAATATACCACATGATTACTGATGATGATAATGCTTTTGTAGGATATGAAGATGATAAAGGGAGAAATTTTTTAGATAAGATAAATGCCAGAGATTGTTTAGATGGCTATATAGAAATATTAGAAAGGTTGTAATTAAATGGAGATTAAAACAGGAACAATTTGGAATAAAGAACAATTAGACATAATAAAAGGTTTAGCAATAGAACATGATATGCAAATAAAAGATGTAATTTATCAATTAGTACAAAGAAGTCTTGATGATTTAAGTGAAGCTGAATTAAAAAAAGCAACCGACAATATGAAAGTAAACTCATTTAATAGAGTAATAAAAGAAGAAAAAAAGTTATTTAAGGAGGATTTATGAAATTAGTAATAAGTAAAAGTAGAGATGGAAAAGGATATTATACAAAGGTACAAAACGATTTTAATGGAGTACATACTGAAAAGTACTTATCATTACAAATACCAAGAGGAACTGAATTAGAGTATGGATTATATGATGTTGATGGATTCTTATCAACTTATCAAAAGAAAGATGGGACAGTAGAGTTCAAATTAGTAGTAACTGATGTAACACAAATAAAACAATTTAAAGAAACGGAACCATCAGATCCATTTAAGACTTTTGGAGATAATATAAAAACAGAAAGTGAAATAGGGCAACAAATAGAAATTACAGATGAAGATTTGCCCTTCTAAAAGGTGAAATATGGAAATAAGTTATTCAATAATGACACTAGAAGAAATAGAACTATATCAATACTACTATTTTGAATGTGACGGAGATAAAAAGAAAATAATAGCAAAGGTAAAGGAGAAAGAATGAAAATACTTAATTTATATGCAGGAATTGGTGGAAACAGAAAACTTTGGAATGAGGGGGGGAAGATGAAATTACTGCAATAGAATATGATGAAAACATTGCAAAGATATATCAAGAGAATTTTCCTAATGATAAAGTAATTGTAACTGATGCTCATCAATATTTACTAGAACATTTTAGAGAGTTTGATTTTATATGGGCTAGTCCACCATGCCCCACACATAGCAAAGTAAGAAAAACATTAGCAATTAAAAAGAAAAAAGATGGGACGATTTATGAGCAAAACAAACCAGTATATCCCGACATGAGACTTTATCAAGAAATACTACTATTAGACGGATATTTTGATGGATATTATTGTATAGAAAATGTTATTCCTTGGTATGAGCCTCTTATAGAACCTCAAAAATTGGGCAGACATTGCTTTTGGGCAAACTTTAAAATACCTAATAAAAAGTTTGAACCTAGAGGAAGCTTTGATAATATAGAAGAATTGGCAAACAAACTAGGATATGACATTTCTAACTGGAAAAATGTAGATAAAAGATTGTTATTAAGAAATTGTGTTGAACCTGAGGTAGCAAAATACATTATGGAATGTTTAAAGGAGGAAATATGAGATTAGAATTAACTGAAAAACAAAAAGAATTATACGAAACAATAAAAGAATTTATAGAAGAACATACATATAGTCCAACAGTAAGAGAACTAATGGAAATATTAGGTAAAAAAAGTCCTGGAACAATACATCCTGGTTTAAAAATATTAAAAGAAAAAGGTTATATAGATTATCAATATAACCGAAATAGAACAATAAGAATAACAGGTGACAATAATGAAAGAGTTAAGTGAAGATATAGAACAATATAAAGGCATTATAGAAGACTTTAAAAACCTTGATAGCAGCGATTTTGCATCAGCATATACATTAAGTCAAGTAGCACTAATAACAGCAGATAGATGGAACGAAATAATGCTTAATAGTGTTAAATATGCAAAGGAAACTCAATATACAAAAAGTGAAATAACAAGTTATTGTTATCAAAAATACAAAATTCTAATTAAGATACACGACATTTGTAGAATGATATATAGAACAGGAGCTTATGAAATAAACAATTATGGGAAGGATTTATGATTGTAATAGTAAGAAATAAAAAAGGATTAGAAATAAAAAGATATAAGATATTCGGATTCTTATATGTTTTGATAAATAAAATAAAAGGAAATGAGGTTAACGTGATCTATGAGAAAGACATTTGAAACAATTTATATTTTAATATATTGCTTAATGGGAATGCTTATATGTTTATTTATATACACTTGTATAACATTTAATAAATACAATAAATGTAGAACAATAGACTTTAATAGTAAGAGTTGTGAGAAGTGGAGGGATTATTGATGAGTGAAGAAGAAAAAGCATTAATTGGAGTAAAAATAAAATTAGAAGTACAAAGACTTATAAATGAAAATGAAAAATTATATAAGAGAATAGGTAAAGCAATAGAATGGGTATTTTATCAGCAAGAACATTCTATGGAACCTTACATAGCAACTGATACATTAGATGATTTATTAGAAATATTAAAAGGAGAAGATAAAGAGTGATAGTTATTACTGCAAGAGATATTCTAGCAATAGTATTAATAGTAGGTTTTGTAATTATTTGGTTATTAAGTAATTTTTTAAGGAAGTGATAAAGAGTGAGCAAAATTAAATCGTTAATTGATTATGATGTTAAAGAAAATATAGACTATAGTGCTATATGTGTTAAATTTGCTATGATGTCTAAACAAATTGAAAACAAAGACAAAGAAATAGAAAGACTAAATAATATAATAAATGAATTAGAAAAAGATATTAAAAATCTATACACTTATGGAATTAAAAATAATGCAGAACAAAGAGATTATTTACTAAATAGACTAGAAGGATTAAAAGAACTAAAAGGAGAAGATAAAGAGTGAACTACGAAATATTTACAACAAAATATACACCACAAATAATTGATGATGTGAAAGAATATTTAAAAGAAACAAATAAAGAACAAACAACATTAGATACACTAGATTTATGTCATTTAGTAGGAGAAATAGAACGATTAAATAATATAATAAATGAATTAGAAGTATTTTTAAAAGAAGGCACAGAATTAGTAACAGGCTGTGGAATAACAAAGGAATATATTTATGCTTATGAAAATGCTTTAGATAAATTACAAGAACTAAAAGGAAGTGATAAGTAATGAGTAAAGAAAAATATTATTGGAAATGGAAAAACACTATAATTGATTTTAAGACTATAAGTGATGAAAAAGATGAATATAGTAAATATATTACAAAGAAAGATTTAGTCTTTCGATATTTAGGAACACCTGATGAAGATATACACGAATGGTATAATGGTGGTTATTCTAGTGAATACAATACTGCTTTAAGATATGCCAAAGAATTAGGTCTTGTTGAAGATTATATTGATTATGAAGAAATTAGATACCAATTACAACAAAAAGAAAACATAATAAAAGAAGTTAGAGAATATATAGAAGATGACAGGCTTTATATGTCAAATGGGAATGTTTTATCCATAGCAAATACAGGTTGTGGTAAAAAAATATTAGAAATATTAGATAAAGCAGGAGATATAAAATGAGAGAAGAACAAATAAAAAATGGTATGTCATTTGGAGAAGAACAACAATTAAATGAAGATTTTATAACTGTAAAAGAAGCAGAATTAAAAGAACAAATAAAACATCTGGAAGATGTAATAAAAAAATTAGAAATAGAAAATGAATTAATGAAAAATTTATTAAGGACACCAGCAACATATAATTATGATATTAGATAAAGCAGATAAGGAGGGTAATATGATGTTTGAAGATATGATAAATACGATACAATTAGGAGATAGTCAAGAACTATTACCACACATTTTAGAAAAATTAGACAGAAATAAAGTAATTTTAGTAAGTGATCCACCATTTAATGTTGGTTATCATTATAATTCTTACAAAGACAATTTAGATGAAGAAGAATATTTTGAAGTTTTAGAAAGTATATTTGGAGAAGATAAATGCGTTTTGATACATTATCCAGAACAATTATACAAATTTAGTTTTCAAATAGGCAAATTTCCTAATAAAGTAATTAGTTGGGTATATAATTCTAACACAGCAAAGCAACATAGAGATATTGCATTTTTTGGAGTAGAACCAAATATGGAAAAAGTAAGACAACCTTATAAAAATTTAGAAGATAAAAGAATAATTGAAAGAATAGAAAATGGTAGTGAAGGTGGAAGATTATATGACTGGTGGGAGATAAACCAAGTAAAAAATGTTTCAAATGACAAGACAAAACATCCATGTCAAATGCCTCTACAAGTTATGAAAAATATTATAGGAATATTACCAGATGATGCAATTATAATAGATCCATTTGCTGGAAGTGGAACTACATGTCTAGCAGTAAAAGAAATGAATGAAGAACAAAAAGCAAATAGAAAATTTATAGGAATAGAGATAGACACTGAATATCACAAAATAGCAGTAGATAGATTAAATGGGATAAACACAAATGGTCAAACAAGTATATTTACTGATTTTGAAAGTTTAGGAGGGTAATATGAAAGTAATAGATTTACTTAATCGAATAGCAAATGGAGAAATAGAAGATAAAAGAACATTTAATATAAGGTTTGGAAATGGTACATATAGAAGTATTTATTATGACAATGAAGAAAAAAATTGTATGTGTTGTTTAAAAAATGTTAGTGATGATTATTCAATATATGATGATATTTCTTTTGATACTGAAATTGAAACAATAGAAAAAGATAAGAAGATAAGAAAAATAAAGGTAGATTATAGCCCAGATATAGAAGAAGAAATATTTTATGAAGATGGAGATAAACCTCTTCATTATATTTTAGGAGATGCAGGAACAAAATTATTAATAAATAAAATCAATGAAATAATAGACTATATAAATGGAGGAACAAATGAATAAATCAGAATTGCAAAAAAACGATTTATTAGTATTTAAAAATAATCACAAAGCATTCTTAACACAAGATAGATATAAAATAATACAAGAATATTATGATGATGAATTAAATTGTTTAACAAACGATAATTACACAATAATACAAGTATATAGACCTGAATATAAGTTAGTATTTGAAAGAGAAAAAGGGAAGGAACATGGAATTAAGAGATAGAAGAACATTAGAAAAAGAATTAAAAGAACTTAAAAAAAGTTATAGAGAAATTCTTAATTCTAATATAAAATTATCTGATGAATTAAGGTGGGCAAAAGAAGATAAAGAAAGACTAACAAGAAGAATAAATAAAGCAATAGAAATGATCGAAGATAAAAAAATAATAGAAATATTAAAAAATGATTTTTGGGAGGATGATGAATGAATTTAGAAGACATTTATAATCAACTTGAAAAACTTGAGAACGATTTAGAATATTATATAAATAGATTAGAAGAAATAAAATCTCTTATAATGCCACAAGGAACCTCATTTGACAAGATTTTAGTAGATGGAGGGAAACATACTGACAAAGTATTAAAGTACGTAGAAACGGAAGATAGACTACAATTAGAGGCAACTATAAAATATATTAAAGATAAAATTAATCATTTAAACACTCTTAAAGAAAAAGAAATAGAAAGACTTGCTAAATATGGGGAATATGTAAAAGTAGTTGTTTTATTAAAAGAAAAAGAATTTATAAAAGAATATAATGGAAAGAAAAGACACTTAACCTGGAACGAAATAGCAGATAAAGTTTATTGTAGTAGAAGAACAGCAATAAATTGGTACAAATTAGGTATAGAAGAAAGAAAAAGAACACTTTAAGGTGTTCTTTTAATCTTCTCTTAATTTATCAAATGCCCAACGAATAAACTCTGCTTTATTCATATTAATAGATTGTAGATATTCACAAAGCTGATTATATTCTTCTTTAGGTATTAATGCTTGAAATTTTCCATACAATTCTTTATTTCTCTTCATATTATAGGCAATTTTATTTTTTCTTGCTTTTTCTGATAGAATCCCTCTCAATTTTTCCTCCTTTAATCTTAATTAGTTTTATTCCGACTTTTTTAAATTCATTATTCATTAAATTATAAAATTGTGCTAAATTTATTTTACTTTCTGATACATCTAATTCAACAATTATTTTATTCCTTATAGTACCACCTCTTTTGTAAAATTATAATATATTGCATTGATTATTGTCAATTTTAATTATAATAAAACCTTTAATCTTTAAAACCATATTAATTCTCCTCCGATTCTATTAAACTTTCTAAATAATCTATTATTTTATCAATTTCATAATAACTAACATTTTTTACTAAATCACTAAATTTTATATCGTTTACTTTATACTCAATTTTATTATTCTCAATTATATATTTAATAAGTTTTGAAATATTTTTTAATGTTGCTACAAATTCTCTTTTCATATTATTTACTCTCCTTATCAATAATTTCTTTTATTTCACATAATTTATCACTGCAACATTTTTCTCCATCTTTTTTTGTTATATAATACCATTTTTTTGTTGCTCCATACATTCCTCTTAATTCATATTCTATTTCTATATGATAACCTTTATATTCATACCCTACCAATTCTTTACCATAACTATAATCTCTATAAACTCTTTTCATATTTAATCACACTCCCTTAATCTTTGACAATCTAATACAAATTGTTCTAATAAATCATTTATAAAACTATAATTATTGCTTTCATACCAACTTATGTAAGTATGAATTTTATATTTTATTCCATAACCTGGTGCATAGACCTTATGACCATATATAAACAGCCCATTTTTACTTGTTTTCATTTCTCTAATATAATTACACTTCTCTCCATAATTTCTTGTTATATAGCATTTAACGTACTTTTTAAGCTCTTCCAAATCTTTTTTAATTTCCATTTAATTTTCCTCACTTTCAATAATTTTATATTCTGGTGTTCTACTCCAACCATAATATTTTTTTAATTTTTCATCAGTTTTATACATATCTTTTAAATATTTTTTTGCTAATTCAAGAGTAGGGCAACTGGCAAGAACAAAATCTTCGTTGCCCAATTCTACTATATTATATCTTTTCATTATTTAATCCTCACTTTCTAATTGTTCTATAGTTTCTAATATTTGATCTTTTATTTCTTGCAAATCATCTGAAGTAATATCATGCCCATAACCATAAGCATCAATTCTATAAATTCCACATTCATCTTTAATATCATCAAGTAAGTTTCTAACTGCCCAAACTCCGTACTCTTTTAAACTATATTCAATTTGCTGTTTTAATATCTCGTCATCAATATATTCTTCAAATATTCCCTCAAAATCCCATGTTTGAGTATCATTTTGATAATCAATAGTTGCATTAATTAAATTACAATAAGTTTCTTCGTAATCATAACCAATCTCAATACTTTCTATTTCTTTTTTTAATTCTTCTAATCTTTTTTTCATAATATAACCTCTTTCCTTTTTACTTTTAACACTAATCATTGTCAAAAGTTGTTTTAATAAAATCAGTTTTTTCTCACTGACTAAATACATTATAGCACTAACATTAATCGTTGTCAACTATTTTTTTTGACTTTCTTCATTGCCACTTTTAATTCCTTTACTATAGAGGTATAAATAACGTATAGTGTAGGGGTATTCTTCAAAAGCCTTATTTAGTCCAGTTCTTTAACTGATAAACCCATTATACTACTAACACTAATCATTGTCAATAGGTATTTTTAAAAAAATAATAAAAAACCTCTAAACTCCTTATAATATAAAGATAAAAACTTTTTGCATTTACTTGCATTTAATATAATAGTATAATGTTAGTATGAAGAAATATAAAAAACCTTCCCGAATTTATTGGAGGTTATAAAATGATTAAAGGAAAACATAACTATAAATTATCTGACGAAGATAAACAACAAATAATAGTAGAGTATTATCTAAACAGAAGAAAAGAGAACGTTCAGGATCTATGTAGGAGATTCGATATCTCTGACAGAACTCTTTATTCTTTAGTTAAGTCTGACAAAGGCAAAGAAATACTAGAACAACATATAACTGAAAGTAAAAAGAACTTCTCGAAAAAACTTGATATAATACTGAATAAAGCGATAAACGGATTAAATGATAGGTTAGAGAATGAAGATATAAAGGCGTTAGAATATGCTAAGATATTAGGTATTACATACGATAAATCGAGACTAGAAAACAATCTAAGCACCTCAAATAACAGCATAAATATCAATATAAAGGTGGAGAAATAAAGAAGTTTACATAATGCAAATTATAGGAAGCAAACATTTGTTTTATATATTTATTTGTTGATATACAAGGGAATGAGAGCAGTACAACACGAGAGAGGGAGCAGGAGAGAAGAGGGAAACAACGACAAAAGAGATACAGTCCCCCTCTATATACCCCTATAGGTCAATAAATAGGTACTACAAATCTATACATACTATATATATACACTCACACATAAAAATACTATAAAAGCACTCAAACGAGTGTTTTTTCTATGTAAAAATGTAAAGTTTCACTAAAATATGTAAAGTTTACACATGTTGATATATAAGGGAAAAGTGCGAATCGTCCACGGGCTGGATACAAAAATAGGAAGTGTAAAGTGCCCCCTGGTTAAAAGAGGGTATGGGGGAAATAAGAAAGATACTATATGGAGGGCAAATGATACCAAAAAAAATACATTATATATGGTTTGGAAGAGGGGAAAAGAACGAGAGGGTACAGAAATGTATCGAGAGTTGGAAGAAGTTCTTACCAGACTATGAGATAGTGGAATGGAATGAAGATAACTTTGATGTTAACTATAATGATTTTACTAAGAATGCTTATGAAGAGAAGAAATGGGCATACGTTTCTGATGTAGCTCGTTTATGGGTTCTTTATAATGAAGGTGGAATCTATATGGATACAGATGTTGAAGTATATAAGAGCCTAGATGAGTTTTTAGATAATGAAGCTTTCACAGGATTTGAGGATGTACATTATCCAGTAACGGCTACATTAGGAGCTGAGAAAGGCAATCCTGTGATTAAAATGATGCTTGAGTATTATAACTGTATAGACTTTGTTAAATATGAAGATTGGACTGACTATATCAAGTATGAGGAAACGAATACGTGTATAATGAGTAATTTGTTAAGCCTGTTAGGAGTAGATAGAGACCGTAATGAAGAACAACACATCAAACATTTCACAGTATATCCAAGGTCTTATTTTTTCACAAAAGATGAAGGATGGACATGGCACTCATTTAATGGGAGTTGGTAGAGATGGAAACATGGAAAGATATACCTAATTACGAAGGTTTATACCAAGTAAGTAATTTAGGCAGAGTTAAAAGTTTATATAACTATAGAAAAGGCAATATATTAACTCCTAGATTAAAAAGAGGGTATTATACTATTGGCCTAAGAAAAAATGGAGTGCTGTAGAGGTAAAATATCCCAAACAAAGGGATTTATCTACAGATACGAGGAGGTGGTGCCATGCCAATAAGACACAAGAATATCGTCTATGTTAGAGATATTGCTCCTATAGGCGGAGTGCTGAGACCTATGTGTATGAACTTATTAAGAAGTATAAGGATTTGGATATAGCAGTTGTTTGTCGTACGATAGCACCTGTCCAGAAGAGACGTCTAAAAGAGTTTTGTAAGGTATATGAGTTTAGGAATGAACCTATAGAATGTGATGTAGCCATAATAAACTGGGATACAACGATAATCGACTATTTACCTGAAAGGATATGGAAAGAGAACCTACCAAAAGGTTCTAAATGTGGAATCTATCAAGGAGTACATGCTGATTATACACATCCTGCTATGGGACCATTACCACAAGATCCAAGGATAAAAGAATATTTGTGCATCACACGTGAGCAAATGGATAAATTCCCATTAATGACAGATGCTACTAATTATCGTTTGTGTAGAAATCCATTAAATATAGAAGATAAAGATACATTAGTTATTGTTTCTCCAACACGCCTTACAAAACAAAAGGGTGGAGAATTAATGCTTCAACTAGCAAACGAACTAGAAAATCAAGGGACACCGTTTATATGGTTTGTTATAACAACTGATGAATACTTAGATGATGCAATATTCCATAATAAAAATGTAATTTGGATAAGGAATAGATTAGATGTATCAGGCTTCTTAAAATTAGCAGATTGGGTTGTATTACCTTCAGAATGTGAAGGAGATTCATATACGATAAAAGAGGCTCTATATAGAGGGATACCAATAGTAGCAAGACATCTAAAATATTTTGATGAATATGGGATAAAAGATGGGAAAAATGCGTTGTTTATAGACGATTTTAATGTAGAGAAGATAGCTAAAAAAATGAAAAAACGCTTAAACTTCACATTTAAACCAATAGAAGATGGGTATAAGGAGTTATTTATACCATCAAAGAGTCATTATGAAAAAGATAAAGCGAAGAAATATAAATTAAAATGTATAGCTTGGCTAGGATTTGATGATATTGTAGAGAATCGCCATATAAACTATGGGGAAACGATAGAAGTCAATGAAGAAAGAGCCGAGGAACTATTAGGATTTAGAGGGTGTTTTGATGAAAGTAACGATACCATTAAGACTTGATAATTGGAATGATACTATCGCTAAGTGTAGAGCGAATAAATTTGGTGCAGCTTCACATAAAAAAGCCGAAATGAGGGATATAAGTTGGTTTGTAAAAAGTATCCCTCCGATAACTGAATATCCTATTAAACTTGTCTTTACATGGCATATAAAGAATGTACGTTCTGATCTAGATAATAAATCAGTCAAAGCGATACTAGATTGTATGCAGAACTTAGGGATACTTGAAAACGACAATATAAAACACATCACAGAGATAACACATAAAGCAGTAAAAGATGAAACTGAATTTGTAGAAATGGAGATTTGTGAATAGTGTACTGATGATATAAAAAACAAAGATAAATAAATGATGACACAAAAGGTTTAGAACTAGGTTGTGGTGTCAAGATATATTATTACGAGTGCAATAATATATTGAACCTATATCATTAGTACAGTACTCATAAAGAGTACTATGTATAGCAAAATGTAAAGTATGTGCTATCCTTATGGGTAGCATAGAGTAGATAAATAAGAAATACTATATCAACTATGGAATGTATTGAAGTATTATCAAACGCAGTTAGTCAAACTTATACATTGATGAATATTAACTGTGGTTTATCTATTCTATGGTGTCTATAAGGCACAGATAGTAGGGCATAATTCACCCCCTAGAAGAAGGTGATGAGCCTTCTTATATAGCAGAGTAGAGCATTGGCAGCTTGTTGGTTTCCTTAGCCAAAGGTAGGAGGTTCGATTCCTCCCTCTGCAACCAATGAATCTCCCAACCATAGGAGGTATAAAATGGACTTAGATTTAAGAATAACAGAAAAACAAGATTTATTTATCCATAGTGAAGCTTTCGAAACATTGTTTGGAGGAGCAGCAGGTGGAGGAAAGTCTTACGGACAATTAGTAGATGCTTTAATATATGCACTACAATATGAAAAAAGTAAACAAATAATCTTTCGTAGAACATTTCCAGATTTGGAAAGGTCAATAATTCGTACATCATTAGAGTTATATCCAAAACAAATAGCATCATATAACTCATCAAAGCACACTTGGACATTTCAAAATGGTTCAATAATAGACTTTGGATATATAGACAATGAAAATGATGTATATCAATACCAATCAGCAGAATATGATTGTATAAGGTTTGATGAGTTAACTCACTTTACGGAATATATGTATGTATATATGATTTCACGTTGTAGAGGAGCGAATGGATACCCTAAACGAATAAAAAGTTCTACCAATCCTGGAGGAGTAGGACACATGTGGGTAAAGGAAAGATTTGTAGATATAGGACCAAGTGGAAAAATACATGAATGTAGAATGGAAACAGGTCAAGTAAATACAAGACTATTCATACCAAGTTTTGTAACAGATAATAAATTCTTAATGGAATCCGATCCTGATTATGTAAAACGATTAGATGCTTTGCCTGAAAAAGAACGTAAAGCGTTAAAAGAAGGTAATTGGGATATATTTGATGGACAATATTTTAAAGATTTTGACCGTTCAATCCATGTAATAGAACCTTTTGAAATACCAGAAGAATGGGATAGATACCGTACAATGGACTATGGACTTGATATGTTAGCTTGTTATTGGATAGCAATTGATCCAAGAGGGAATGAATTTGTTTATAAAGAACTATATGAACCTGATTTAATCATATCAGATGCAGCAAAACGTATTTTAGAGATAAATGGAGAAGATAAAATTAAATATTCTTATGCACCACCTGATTTGTGGAATCGTAGAAATGATACAGGAAAGAGTGCTTATGAGATTTTTAGAGAAAATGGTGTTAAATTAACAAAATCATCCAATGATAGAATAGTAGGATGGTATGCAGTACAAGAGCACTTAAAAATAGTAAAACAAAAAGATGAGCAAACAGGAAAAGAAATAAGAAGAAGTAAATTAAGAATATTTAATACCTGTATAAACCTAATAAGAACACTACCAGTAGTACAAAGAGATGAAAAGAACCCTAATGATGTAGCAAAGAATCCCCATGAATTAACCCATGCACCAGATGCAATAAGAGGATTTTGTATAGAACGTACAAAAGCAACAAGAATAATGACAGAAGAAGAACTTAGATATGAAGAATCACGAAAACAAAGAAGAAGATTAGGAATATTAGGAATAGCAGGGGCAACAGCAACAAAAGATTATATGAAATATGGAGGTTAGATATGGAAATTGTGTTATTAGCAGTAATTTTAGGACTATATATACTAGAATTTATAGAAAAAAAGAAATTACAGAAGAAAATTGATGAATTAAACAAAATAAACTCAAAAAAAGAGGCACCAAAACCTCAATTAACCGAAAAAGAGAAGCAAAAACAAGAAAAATTAAGAGAATCCTTCAATAATATGATGGAATATGGATATGAAACTGCTTTAAAAGGCAAGAAGGAGTGATTAAAGGGAAACAAAAGACTGGGAATTATATGAAGCTGGTGTAAAGTACAATATGAGCCTATATGGGGCTGATAAGAACTATTATGATGTAATAGATACAAATATAGCCTTTGCATCAGGAGACCAATGGAGAAATGTAGTAGCAGATGGACTACCAAAACCAGTATTTAACATAATAAAAAGAGTAAAACAATTTAAAATTGCCTCATTAAAGGCAGATAATATATCAATATCAATACAACCAATGGAATATAGACCTCAAACAAACGATTTAAGGATGCAACAAAAAGTAAAAGATACAGATTTAGCCAATGCAGAAATTAAAAATGTACTAGAAAACATTAAATTTGATGCAAAAAGTCGTACATTACTAGCAGATGGGTTTGATACAGGTGATTGGTGCTTACATTTTTACTTTGATTTAGATGAACAACCATTTAAAAAGACAATGCCAAATGTAAAAGGACTAATAAAAGCAGAAATAATAGATTCAACAAACGTAATTTTTGGAAATCCTAATACAAGACAAGTAGAAAAACAACCATATATCATTCTAGTAGGAAGAGATTTAGTATCAAACCTAAAAGAAGAAGCAAAAAAGAACGGTTCTAAAGATATAGATTCGATAAAAGGTGATTCTGAAACCGAATATCAAATGGGAGATAATGGAAAAGTAGAAAATGATGCTAAAGGGTATGAAAAAGCACTTTATATCATCAAGTATTATAAAAAAGATGGAAAGATATATGCAAATAAGAGTGTAAGAGGAACATATATCTATAAAGACAAAGATACAGAATTTAGTTATTATCCAGTATGTTTTAATAACTGGGAAGAAGTGAAAGGTTCATATCATGGTAGAAGTGAAACAACAGGAATAATTCCTAACCAAATAGCAATAAATAAAATGTTTGCTATGGTAATCTATCATTTAATGCTTACAGCCTTTCCTACAGGAGTTTATGATGCAGACCGTATAGAAGGATGGACAAACGAAATAGGAGCTCAGATACCAGTTACAAACCTAAATGGAGAGCCTATAAGAAATGTTGCAGGATATTTAGAACCAGCAACAATGTCAACACAAATAATCAATGCTATTGAACTTGCTATGCAATATACAAAAGAAACATTAGGAGTAGGAGATGCTTCATTAGGAAATGTAACAATGAATAATGCAACAGCAATTATAGCAATACAAAAGAGTGCAGCAGTACCATTAGAGAATGTAAAAGCAGCATTTTATGAATTTGTAGAAGATTGTGGAAAAGTTATTATTGATATGATGGGAACTAAATATGGAATAAGACCAGTAGTAGTAACAGGACCAAATAATGAACGTACAGTAGAGATGTTTGATTTTAGTCAGTTAAAAGATATGTGGTTACACGTTAAAACAGATGTAGGAAACGCATCATACTTTAGTGAAGTAGCATCAGTGCAAACATTAGATAACTTATTAAATAACGGATTTATAGAATTTGTAGAATATTTAAAACGTATTCCAGATGAAATAATACCAAATAAACAAGAATTAATTACATCTATAGAACAACAAGACTTATATAAACAAGCATTGTATAACTTGATGGGACAATATATGGATACATTAGATCCTGAAACAAGAGCTTCTCTAACTCAATTAAATCCAGAACAAATGGAAAAGACAGTTCTTGAGATGATGGGAGCATTACAAGATAATACAGGATATAATGAAGTTGAAGATATGGAAAATCCTATGCCAACCGATGAAGAATTAGCTGGAACTTTACAAATGGGAGAAACAGGACAAATACCTTTAATGGAAGGACAAACATCAGTAGGAAGAAATGCAGCAGAGAAAATGGCTGAATTAGAACAAATAGGAGGAGCACGTACATGAAAGAGAATAAAGAACAGGAAATGAAATGGAAAGTAGAAGATGCTATTCGTTCTTTTACAGAATACAAAAAATTAACTGAAGATAAAAAAGTAAGAGAAAAAGTAATTAAAGAATTAAAAAAGAGAGCAAAAGAATATAAAGAACTTGCTAAAGAACTATAATCATAACTACCTTATAGGTAGTTTTCTATTGCTTAAAAATAGGCGATAGAAAAGTATCTATAAGATACTAAAGCCCAACCATAGGCAGAGGAGGAAAAAATGGAAGAAGTTGTTGAAAGTAAACCAACAGAAACAATGGAATCAAATGATGACTTTTTTGCAGAAGTTGATAATGAAGTTATTAATGAAACAGAAGAGTCAGAACCATCAGAGGATGAATCAAATGAGGAAAGTCAACCAAACGAACCTCAGGAAGAAGAATCTAAAGATGAAGTAGATTTAGAACCTTTATTAAAGGCTTTATCAGGAAAGATTAAGTACAATAAAGAAGATGTTCAAGTAGATTCAATCGAAAACCTAATTGAAAACTATCAAAAAGGGCTAAATTACGATAAAAAACTACAAGAACTAGAAAATCTACAAAATAGCAGACTAGAAAAGTATGCTAAAGAAAAAGCAGATGCTTTAGGTATCACAGTTGATGAGTACATGGATAGAGTAGAAAAATACGAGGAAAATCAACAAAGAGAACAAGAACAAAACGAATTAAATGAACTTGTAGATAATGGAATGCCAGAGGCACTTGCAAAAGAGTTAATTGCTGGAAGAGAACAAAGAAGGCAATTACAAAAGGAATTAAAAGAAATTAGGGATGAGCGAGAGGCTGCTAAAAAAGAAGCAGAGAAAAACAAAGAATATGAGGATTTCTTAAAGAGATTCCCAGATGTCAACCCTGATAAAATTCCAAAAGAAGTTTTTGAAAAAGCTGAAAAAACAAGTCTATCAGAGGCTTATATGGAGTGGAAGATGAAAGATTTAGAAACTCAACTAAGCATAGCAAAAACAAATGAAAAAAATAAAGAGACATCAGTAGGTTCTATAACATCTACTGGAAAAACAAATGAAAAACACGAAGTTGACTTCTTCTTAGAAGGATTCAACGAATAAGAAAGGATGATGACAAAGGGCAGTAAATTTAGCTGCAAAATATGAAAAGAAAGTAGATGAAGCATTTAAAAAGGCATCATTTACAGCACCAGCAGTAAACAACGATTATAATTTTGATGGAGTAGATACAATTAAAATCTATCGTATTCCAACAGTATCACTAAATAACTATTCAAGAACAGGAACTAACCGTTATGGTTCACCAAATGAATTACAAGATGAAGTTGACACTTATCAATTAACAACTGATAAATCATTTACATTTACTATTGATAAAGGAAATAACCAAGACCAATTAAATGTAAAAGATGCAGGAAGAGCATTAAAAAGACAAATCGATCAAGTTATCGTACCAGCTCAAGATAAACAAGTATTAGAAAAAATTGCAGCAGCATCAGTTGCAAATAGCCAATATGGTACAGGAGCAATCTCAAAAGCAAATGCTTATGAAAAATTCCTAGATGGACAAGAAGTATTAGACAACAAATTAGTACCAACAGAAGGAAGAATTGCATTTGTAAACACTTCATTCTACAAAGCAATTAAGCAAGATTCTTCATTCACTAAAACTGGTGATATGGCTACTAAATTATCTTATAAGGGAGTAGTTGGAGAAATAGATGGAGTACCAGTAATTAAAGTACCAAGTTCTTATCTACCAGGAAATTGTGAATTTATAATCACTCACCC